AATCGTACAATGGGTTATTGAGCTGGTAACAGTTATTTCGATATACCAATTTGTACCGAGATATGTGTTCTATGGAGTTCTCGTATCAAGATTGATAGTGTGGTTTACACCACTTATCACAGATATGGAGAAATTTATGGCACGTATTAAGGATTACATTAGTGCATTTGTAGATAAAACTACAGGTGTGGTATACCCGAAATTCAATAACTTATTTTCGAAAGCGACGAAAGGACAGCCGATTGAATGCAGCGAGGCAGAACCAGTGCAGGAGCAATCCGCAGAGGGGATGATGATTTTTGGAAATCAGGCCTTAGGAGCGATCATTACAGCAGCAATGGCTTCCCTCATTGGTAACTCGATGAGAGGAGATACGATAGATAGAGCATTGAAGTCTTGCGATGGATTGTTTAAAGTGACAAGAGCTTTGGATAATATCCCAAAATTATGTGGATTTATTGGAATGGTAATTGAGAAGGTAACACTTTTCTTACTAGGTGAGAAACACCCACTAGCAATGTATTCACAGAATTTGAAAGCAGACAAGGATGATGTGTGTAATTGGGCTACGCGAGTAGCAGAAATTGCACAAGACGATATTCGACAGACGATTAATTATACTGTTTCTTTGCAAGAAGAGATAGCTATGCTCAAGGATAAAGCAAATACTTATATCAAGAAGTATTGTGGTGATAACCGTCATCCACAACTATCTAACTTGATTAAGTTTAGCTTTAAGACTTGTTCAGAACTATATGACGTTATGATTAAGAGTAAAGGACAGGGAGGAATGAGATTTGATCCCTATTGCATATACATGGCAGGACCGTCAGGTGTTGGTAAATCAACATGGACGCAAGAGCTAGCGCATGCAATAGCACAAATTGAAGGAGTCCCTATCGAAGGACGAATATGGGTAAGATCTGTAGCAGACGATTACTTCTCAGGACTTAGAAAACCATTTGCAGTAATGTATGATGATGCTTTCCAAGTTAACGGAGAAGATATGCGAAAAGAGATAAGAGAGATTTTTGCTATCAAATCGAATCCAGCATATCAGCCAAACATGGCAGATTTACCTGATAAAGGTAGATATTTTGATGCAAAGGTTCTTTTGATAACAAGTAATCAGGCATACCCAAGCCCTAATGAGGTTATGGATGAGGCCGCCCTACAACGACGACGACAACGATTAGTATTTTGTAAGTCAAATGGTGGAAAACTAGATATTATTAATAAGACACACATGGATTTCCATATACTGGATCCTAAGAATTCAAATGATGTCCCATCATACAGCAACAAGGTAACTTGGGCTGCATTGATGCAAGACATTCTGAATGATTGGAAACAGTATAAGGCAACACAGGAAATAATTCTAGGATACTACAATTCGATGGACGAGAAATACGCTCCCATTGTGAAAGAACAAGGGAGGAAAACGATGAGACCGGATGAGTTAGAAGAGATAGCTAATATTTCATATATTAGACGAGTACAACAGATTAAGGGCAATGACGTTTATTTAGATACGGAGCGCCATAAATCTCCGGAAGCTAGTATGAAATTTAATAGATTTAAACAAATCTATTTTACTTCAGAAATGCGACTGAGAGTTTTGGCAGAGCAAGGATGTATTACCCGAATACGAGTCTTACCAGATTCAGCTTTAGGTAATCATGAAAATGTGACCCCACTATTTAGACAGATGAACCTTAAATGGAAACTCAATCTACCCGATGACGAGAGACCGTTTGTGACGAAACCATTGACTGTAGAAGAGATTTGCAGTAGAGAAGCGGAGATAGGATTTGAGGCTTTGAGTAAAGAGTTGGACAATATTGAAGCGATTAATAGGCGACCATTTGCTTTTGATATGGATGATTTGAGACCTTACCTTAGTAAGTGTTTCTTTTTAGAAATGAAAGAGTATGATGTGCAAATTAATTGCGATATACCAAGACACATGATAGAAATGTTAGTGTTTTGGTATAGGAAATATGATACACCGCAGAAAAGAGTTGAATTCCTAGAACCAGAAGAGGTTAAGGAACAAGGAAAGTGGTTTATTTCAAAAGACTACAGGGATTTATTGAAAAAGTACACTAAAGGAGAATTATCATTCTTAATTGATGAATATGATCCAGCAGTGAGCACTTTTAGATTAGATCACTTACCTGATGGTCTTTGGGAAATAGCCAAAGATGTGAATGAAAATCTAACACCAGAGGAAGTCAAGGATTTGGTAGAAAACTTGAAGAAAGGAAGTGTAACCTATTCGCGAACGCGTATGGCATACTGCCGAGTAATCGATGCTTTTCTAGCAACACAAAAAGGCTTGAGGACGATGTGGAGAGAATTTCAGGAAATGCATCCAATTGTCAAGATGATGGCATACTTTTCATTAGGTTTTGCTATCGGAGGAATATCACACATTATGACAGGGAAAACCCCGACAGATTGGGTGGTCCATGGAATAAATAAGTTAGACACCAAATTCTTTCCAAAGAAGGAGGAGGCTGCTTACGCAACCCATAGATTACCAAGACATAAAGTGCACTCTGCCGTTAAGGTTAGGGGTGAAGATGCTCTGAGATTGGCACAGGATGTGTTAGATGAGAGAGACGTGAAAGACTTAGAGAAGATAGTCGATGTGTTGGATGTGAAGAAGAAACCAATTGATTTTGCTCTACTGAATTCATTCAGCAAAGCTTTACCAACTGAAATCCGTCAGGAATTCATGGGAAGAATTGATGAAATGTATGAAGTGAACGAGCAAGGAACAAACGATCCGAATGCAATGGCTGTGCGTGATAATATGATCTTACGATCAATTTATCAGGCTAGAATTATGCGACCAGATGGTAGCACATGGTATACAAATTGCCTAGCTATTGGAGGACGCTGGATTTTAGCTCCGGCACACTTATTTAGAAGATTTGAAATGTTCCCAGGATCACATCTGAACCTTCGAAATTATGACACTAGTTATAATATTGAATGGGATCCGCGAAAACTGAGATTATCTAAGGACGAAGACTTTGGAATTTACGAGTGTTCACCAAGATTTCCACTTCATAAAGATTTGAGAAAGCACTTTGTTAACAACAAAGATCTCTTGCATTATACTAGAGGAACAGGACAATTGTTAACTTTGCATCATGATGATTTGTACCCCCTACCAAATCAGTGTAATATCATTGCTAATGATAAGACTGTGAGGTATGGTATATTTGATTATCACGCAAAGGCAGACAATTTGACCTACCAGGAAAGATATGCATGGAGACACGATGTGCAAACCAAAGATGGAGATTGTGGAAGTCCGCTACTAGCATTCAATAAACACCTAGCTGGAAAGCTGATTGGAATTCATGTAGCAGGAAGAGAAAATGACAACACTGGATGGGCTGTGGTTTTAACCGAAGAGAAAATTCGAAGAATTTTACCCGAGGATCTGTTCAAGGTACGTGACATAGCTGAGTATGTAGATGAACAAGGAGCACCAAGATTTACATTGCCGAAAGGTTATGAATATATTGGAACTTGCGCACCAGAATTGGCAAATGTTATGCAGACCAAGACAGATATTAGACCGTCAGTCCTCCATGATGAAATTTTCCCACACATTACTGAACCATCAGTTTTGAAGGCTAATGATGTACGAAATATTTCAGGGACGAAACCAATGCAATTGGGATTGGCTAAATATACCAAAGAGACTCTACCTCTGCCTGGACGAACACTAGATATAGTGCAACAGGAATTGGATGGAATCTACGAGGGAATTAAGCCATTGAGAAACCTAGGATATATCGATATGGATCTATTAGTTAATGGAATACCCGTGGAGAACTACGAACGCATGAATCCAAATTCTTCTGTGGGGTGGCCGTATGTTAAATACAAACCGAGAGGTGCCGCTTCTGGAAAAAGATGGATTTACAAGGAATTGGACGATGGAAGAAATGAGATAGTAAACGAAAGAATACTAGATGATTTCGAACGGAAGTTACGATTATTGATAGATGGTGAATTGGAACCTTGTGTGAAGATTCATTGTCTGAAAGATGAGCGACGAGGAATTATGAAGATACGAGCCGGAAAGACCCGAATTTTTACGATGAGCAACGTTGTGGAAACACTATTGATCAGACTCTTTTGGATTGATGCAGTAGCTGCTATCTATAAGTCGAGAAATCATACTTTTAGTGCAGTTGGTATTGATCCATTAAGTCCCGAATGGACAGAAATGTTCGATTGGTTGACGGAATATGGTTTTGATGTGTTTGATTTTGATTGGCAGAACTTTGATGGTTCTTTGGATCCCGACGCAATGTGGAGAGATACTGAGAATATTAATCATTGGTATGACAGTCATGGAAATGGAATTGTTTTTGATTTTTATGGAAAAAGATTCGAGATATCCGCTGAACAGTGTAATAGAGCGAGACTCTTGCTCACGGAAGATATGATTCATTCATATCAGATTGTGAACAATGTAGTTCATCGCAAACACCAAGGAAATCCATCCGGAGTAGCGATCACAGTTGTGAAGAACGGAGGAGTGAACCAGTACTATATACGAACAGCCTATTATCTTCTGCAAAGTGAGAATGAGAAAAACAATTACCCATTCGATACCATGGTACGAAGCAAGGTATATGGTGACGATGGGGTTATTGTACCGAAAGCTACAATCAGACATTGGTTTAATTACCGATCGTTTTCAGAGAAGTTGAAGAGATTCAACCTTGTTTGTACGCCCGCCAATAAGACCGGAGAAGCCTATGAGACCATTCCGATATATGATGCAAGCTTCCTTAAGCGAGGATTTGTACCGGATGAAGAAGAACCATGGAAGATAAAGGCACCAATAGAACTTGGAACAGCCTTTGAGATGATCAACTGGGTCCGCGAATGTGATGACGAGGTCCTAGCGTGTTTAGACAATGTAGATGCATGTCTAAGAGAAATTATACATCATGATATCAATGTAGCAGGAAGTTTGAGAAAATTGATCAACGACACCCTAGTAAGGAAACATCTCCCTTGCAGCGTGTTCTCGCCTGCTGGTGCCAAAGAGCACTGGCGACGAGCGTTTTTCTAGGCTTGTTAACGAGTGTTAACACGCGGATTGTGAAGCCATGAATTAAATTTGATGGAACTGCCGCCTCTGTATGAAGTGCTTATTTATAAGTACCCGCCGTAATCAACTGAGCTTGATTACACCAAAATCC